CTCTAAGTTTCTGTTGCTCGGTCTTTTTTACCATAATTAAACCTCTACTTTATGTAGGGCACGAATCTTTATTGTGTTATACGTCCTTACGCAACATGCTGGGTCTTGTCCAGCGATTTCTTTTATGTCCTGATAACTAACACTGCCAACTGGTAATTGTCCAAACTCAGATATAATCTCACTTGCTACAGCCTCATCTATAACGTTTAAATTAACTCCTGAGATGTACGTGCCTCCTTTCTTAGCCGTCCATTTTGGACCGGTCATAATTATAAAAGGAGTTGGGTCAGTACCATCCTTAGCTCGATAGTGAAACGTAAACAAACAACCAGTTTTTACGCTGTCGAGCCTTCGGGTAGTACCCAAAAAAATAGAATTATTAATTTTTAGCATTTTACCTGTCAGAATTTATCTAGCCTTTACTATATTATATATAAAATATAAATTATGGACGATTCAATAGAGCTTACAGAGTTTCTCGAACACTTAGACTACTGTCTATCTTTAAAGTTTAAAGAAAAATGGAGATACAGATTCAGCACACACTTTATAGAAATATTTCAAGAGAAAGTGCTAAAGACTCTAGAGTCACAAAGACCACTAAAGAAGTCTACCCTTATAACCACGTACACAAGGAAACATAAGTATAGCGTTAACGAAGTAGAACAGTTCTTCAGCTTAATCTCTATAGAGGATTACTACCCTATAATCTTTGAAGACAAGAAGTACATAGAGATGAAGAAAACCTTTACTGTGTCCTCTCTTTAAATATAATCTATATTATATAAGAACGCGACGTAAACAAAAAAAAGTGTAAAAAAACGTTACTTTTTTCTAGATTTTTTATTTTTCAATGCTTCAGAGTACTCGTGTAGGTGAGTAGTAGGGTTTTGTTTAGGACACATATCCTTATATCCACACCAGTCACAGAACTGGTTTACTTGTGGAAAGAAGTCATCCTTTTTTTTCTTCCTAATCTCCCAAATTTTCTGTGTCAGCTTCTTCATGTACATTAATACATGTGCTTCAGAAAATTTAATGTGTACTAACTTGTCTAAATGTGGGTAGTAATGAGATAGCGTTATTGACGCAATTGGGACTTTGTATAAAACCGAGACAGCATAGGCATATAACAACATTTGAGGGTCTTTGATTAAATCTCTCTTTGTTGAAGGTCTTTTACTGGTTTTGTAATCAATAACGAGGTAGTTACCGTCTTCGCTTTTTACAATACGGTCAATGATTCCGTTTAGTCCGTATCCTTGTTTTAATTCTACCGCAAACATTTGTTCTGTAGATATTTGCTCACATCCTGACAGAGAGTTGTTAAACGCAACAAAGTTTTTGAAACATTTTTCTGTCTGTCTCTCACGTGCGTCCTCGTCAAATTTATAATTTGATTTTACTATCTTAGCAATTTCGAGTAACTCTTCTTCTGTCGTGGCAGTTACACCTTCCTCTAAAACCTTGTGTATGAACGAACCAAACTGAAGCGCGTCAGTGTTGGTGTCTTTTTCGGGTAAATAATCAATATATTTAAATTTATACTTCAATTTACACTCGTCGTAGACTTTTATCTTACTAGGTGATACCTTATTAATAAACATGCAAATACCTCCAGCTATTATTAAAGACTATTTGTCTAAGAAATTTACCGACTTTTCAGAGTCTGGTCGAGAATTCCGCATAAATTCAATATTTACGGAAGATGTTAAGCAAAAATTATACGTCAATTTAGATACCGGTTTGTGGACTGATTTCAAGTCCAATGAAAAAGGGAACTTTTATCATTTGATTTCTCATATTGAGAACGTTCCTTACGCCGCAGCCAAATCATATGTAAAAAGATTGGCGTTTGATGCTGGCGCAAGCCTGTTTGATGTATCTACCCTCAATGTCGAAAATAAGGCGATTGAGGTATCTCGAACCATCGCGGGAGACGTCAGTGAGTTTAAATTGATTCGACCGAAGAAAGATATAAACTCACCAAACCATTTGGTGCGATTGGCTGCTCGGTTTGCCTTGGAACGTAAACTTGGAGGTTTTAAGTTCTATGTAGGATTAAAAGGTAGGTATCACCAAAGAATTATTATACCTTATTTCTACGAAGGCAAACCATTTTATTTTCAAGCTCGTACGCTAATCAATCGTGACCCAAAATATTTAAACCCAAGCAAAAATCTGTATGGGATAAAGACTTCCGAAATACTATATCCTTTCGACAAGGAACTAGAATACGTCATGGTTACGGAAGGTCCGTTGGATGCTATGTCCTTGAGAGCAGCTGGGTTCAACGCAACCTGTACTCAAGGCTGTAAGATGTCTACAGTCCAGGCTAGAGCGCTTAAAGACAAAAAGGTTATAATCGCGTACGACAACGACGAAAGTGGCTCAGAGGGCTTCTGTGAAGCTAAGAAGAGACTTCTGACACAAAGGAATCCAAAACTATACAGTCTGTCTCCACCAAAGGAGTTCAAAGATTGGAACGATTTTTGGGTTTCTACAACCGCCGTTGAGTTTCAGAAATATGTGTACTCAAATATATTCAAAGCGGATTGGGAGCTAGACGTTACCGAACAATTAACTTGAATTTAGGACTTAGATAAGTCTCATCCAAGATAGTGTATTTCGCTGTTATCTCGTACACACCTCTAGAACCGCCCAAAATATCATCAGAATACTTAGGAGTAATGTTTGCGGTGTCCCACAAGTAACTCATGGTTCCGTTTGCATTTATATTTGTAGTCGAGGCTGTGTCTCCGAAGTCTTTGATTACTACTCGGCTACTCAAATCAGGGCTTTCGTTCAGCTTTACAATCCTAAATTGTTGGTTTTGTAGAAGGCTTCCCGTCTCTAATAGATTTCTCAAACTCTCTCTAATAGGCTCGTTATCGACTACCAACTCCGTCTTCATCTGTAAGTTACGTTTTGACCCTACTTCAATATACCTTTGAACAAGCTTGTTGTTCGGAGTAACCATCATCGGTTCTGTAACGGCGACGACGCTCTGAGAATTTAGTTTAAATGAGTTAACATATATTTGGGCTTTAGAGCCTACTACATCTTTTATGGTCCATATATCTAAGTAATTTCCTGTACCTGAGGCAGTGTTACTAGACATGTCCATATTAAAATCAGTAACAGAAGCTGGAAAGTATACCGCGCTAGGCTGTAGAATTACTGCGAAGTGACCAGTCTTAACTTTGAAAATACTGCTTGCAGAATACCTCAAATCTCCCGCGTACGCGCTCTCTGCTGCACAAGCACTAACTTCACCTTGGAATCCAATACGATTTCCAGCACCGTCTCTTTTGTAATTGTGAAACAGGTAATTAGTGTCTGTTGAACTAACCAAACCGTAGTCGGAAGACGTGGTGTCTAGGTTTACGTACTGATTAGCAGTCCCAAATTTAGTGTCTGGAAAAATATGAACAGAACACACCTGATAAGGGTCTGTGTAGCTTCCCTCCTTAACCCAAAAGAAATCGAGTTTACAGGGGCTTGTAGGAGAAGGTCTATTACCTCTATTAATTACTGTCGTGCCATTGAATGAAGTCATGTCTTAGTTATTTAGATGACTTAGCAGACTCAATTGCTTCTTTATCTCGTCTGTTTTCTTCTACTAAAAGGTCAAGAAACTCCTTCCGTTCCAGTCCGGTCATAATATGAACGTCATGGTAACTAAAATTCCCGTGTTTTACTAAATTATATGATTCCTGCGCTAAACCTTCTACCCGGGCGTTTAGCTCACTGAGAAAAAACTTTCGTTTAGCGGGATTATCATTTCATTTAAAGTATCACAATCTGCGCAATTGTAAGACATGGTTTTATTCATCCCATACCTATCTTTTAACAAATGTTCTCTAAAGAATGCGACATCCTTAACGGTGGTTTTTTTGAAAAACTCTCGTCTGATTCTCTCGTCTGAATATTTTCCTATGGAGAGGGCAAACATGTATAGATTGTCGGTCAACCCTTCAAAATCTGTAAGCAATCCCTCATCTTTACTTCTAGGTGATACGAACTTCACTTCTTGTTGAGAGTCTGGGAGTGTGATTGTAAAAGGTTCTGCATAATCGTCTGGTGCGTAGGAAACTGGTACTTTATCAATCTCAATGATAAGGCTGTTTTTAGCTTCGCAATGCGAACACACCGCTGTAATCGTATAATCATTGCCGTAGGATATTTCTCGTAACTTAAATAAAACATATGTTTTATCTTCTAACGTCATAGAGTCGTAATCCAGACCTTTTACGCAATCTTTAAACAATTGTTTGATTGCCCTTGCTCCGTCTGCCTCATTTTTAATGCTTCTTAATGTTTTTTCTTGAGCAAAGGTAAACGGTTTAATTTCCACAGTACCATCAGACGTAATGTACGCTTTTCCTCTTGACGGTAGGTTAAGAGTTCTCCAATCCATATTGGTGTTAACATTAGAAAGAAGGTCTCCAACAGCATCACTTATTTTCCCGTCGAATGCATCTACTACTTGAGGCGTTTCTTCAGGCTTTTCTCGTTGAACCTTATCGGTAGAGGCTGGCATATCTGGCACACTCATTCCCTGGTTAGGGTCAATACCTTCCTTTTCCATATGCTCTCTGGCAAGTTCAATTAATGATTTTTCTTT